GCCACCGTAGAGTCGTCGGCGCGCCGACAGCCGCATTCGGTCCTCATCCTCGACTGCTACTACTCCTGGCGAGGGGGCAGCGGACGAAACGGCGGAGGTGGCGGCGCAAGGGCGGGCAGGCGGCGGCGGCTCGTCGGCAGACTCGTCCTCTGGCGGCGAGCCGTGCTGCTGCCGCTGCTGCTGCTGCTGCCGCTGCTGCTGGCACTACCTCTAGCCCTTCTTCTGCTGCCACTACCTCTAGCCCTTCTTCTGCTGCCACTACCTCTAACATAGAATTAAATGCTTTTCTTGATAACTACAAATTACAATACTTTATTTTACAATTCTTTAGATTCATTAATTTAAATCGTGCTATTTGGGACTCATCCTCTCCTCCAGTTGCTCCAGTTACACCCCGTAACACTCTGCCACTTGGAAGTATGCCTCTTCGTGGTGGTAGCATTGTTAACACCATATTAAATGGTCCATCTTATATTACTCAAAAAGGTGGTGAACCATCAGATATTAGAAGAATTGAATCTATATTAAATGAAGAAGTGAGACTTTATTCAAATGGCTTACGTAGTGAATTAATGCAACTTCAAGCTCAATTAGAACAGTCTGGTAAAAAAATGCCTGATGCAGACTTTAATACATTAAGGAGTGCTATTGATGATATTGCAAGAAGAGAACGTGATGTTCTCCAAGCAACTCTTGCTGGTCATCAGTTTTTAGAGGCACATAAAAACTATGAAATGACAGGTGATATTGCAAATCTTAATGCTACATTAGAAAATCTACAAAAAATTGTTTTATTAGTAGAACAAAAAAGTAGTAAATTAGTAGCAAGACAACAACGTGTTGCTCAAACGATGAACTTAGTAGTAGCCTCTTTACCAACTCTAAGATTATCTGCAATGCCTCGTCTATAGATATTTTACTAATAAATAAAATTATAAATATATAAAGATCGTTTTTCTAACTATCTTTATATGGGACTTGGATTATTATTATTAGTTTCTATTGGGAAGGAAAATTTATATTTATCTGCTCAACCTGAAATTACATTTTTTAAAATAGCATATAAACGACACACCAATTATTCAATTGAGCCGACACCTCAATATTTTAAAACAACTCCAGATTTCAGTAGACGATGTACTGTATCAATCGGAAAGAATGCAGATTTGATGGGTATGACCTATATTTGTATACAACTTCCTAATATTATTATGGGGAATCTTTCAACATCATCTCTTAAAAATTTTAGTTGGGTTTCAAAAATTGGTTTAGCATTAATAAATTATGTAGAAGTTGAAATTGGTGGTACAATAATTGATAGACATTATGGCGATTGGTTAAATATATGGTATGAAATGGTTAATAGTATAGGATTATCTAAATCATATAATCGAATGATTGGTAATATAATGGAAATGATAACTCTTACCAAAACAAAAGAGCAAATATTATTATATATTCCTTTATCTTTTTGGTTCTGTATGGATACCGGTTTAGCATTGCCATTAATTGGAATGACATATAGTGATGTAAAGATTCATGTTGATTTTAATGATTTTAATAATTGTTATAAAGTATCACCATCATATTATCTTACAGTTAATGATAATTTTTGTTTATATAAGAAAGGAGAACAATTCATTCAACAATATCAAAATAATAAAATAGTAGGAGAATTTATTTATTTTGATGATATTAATATGAGATTATATTACAATCCAGTGAAAGGTACATTCATAGTTCCATCAAAAAATAATGATATTAATTATGTTTTAACTGGTAATAGTAGTAATTACAAGATGAATATAATGGCTAATACTGTAGTAGTTAAAGATATGGATTATTTTCAATTTAATCAACCCTCAATAGTATCAGCCTATTTATTGGTAAATTATATTTATTTAGATACATATGAAAGATTAAATTTTATGAATAATTCTCATGAATATTTAATTCCAAGAGTACAAACTCTTCCTGACCAAATTATAAATTCAGTTAATGCTATATATAAACTACCTCTTATCAATCCAATAAAATTAATTGTTTGGCGAGTAATATTAGCATCAAATAAAAACTTTAATAATAATTTTATCTATACATCATATCCTTTTACAACAACTGAACAAGATTTAATAGTAAGAAATAAATTAGTTATCAATTCAATTAATCGAATGGATTTAGATAACATTGAATATTATAGTATGATTCAAAAATATCAATATGATTTTATGAATAGTCAAAGAGGAATCTATATGTATTCATTTGCATTACATCCAAGAGATTTGCAACCATCAGGTTCAATGAACTTTAGTAAAGTGGATGATGCCTATATTCAAGTAACATTAAATAATATTATCAATTATCAAAATCCAGCTATTATGAAAGCATATGCAATAGAGTATAATCTATTTAGAACCTCTCACGGTATTGGTGGATTAGTTTTTAATTTATAGTTAGAAAAATTTCTACAGAAAATTTTCTAATTTAATTTATCCACGCCAGATTACCCATACCACTCATAATTCTCAATATATTATATTCTCTTAAAACTGTATTTAATTTATAGGGACCATATGTTGTACCATCTGATTTTATCATATTAGATTTTATTTTTACCACTATATCATCAAAGAATGAAAAATTAAGATGTCCAGAATGTTGGTCATCAGTAGGATGTAATGAGAAGGTATATGTATAATATCCTGTTGGTAATGTGTTTTTAAATTTCTGATAAGGTACTACATTAGTATAATAATTCCAATCTCTTTCTGCAAATAAATCACTTCCATTAACTTTTAATAACATAGATTGAATGGGTGATATCTCTCTAACATTCATTTTATTTGAATATAAATATAATAAATAGATTGAAATTGAATATATTTTTTGCTCTTCAGGTACAAAACTAAGGTATTTATCATCATAGTATAATATAAATTTCAAAAGTTCATATGAATTGTCCCAAATAGACCATCTACTAAAAAAGTCAATATATTTTTGAATTCGTGTATTATTATCATGTCCGGGCACGCCATGTGTTAATATATAATTATTCAAATCAATAATATTTTGTGAAATAATATTAATATCTAAATTATATTGTCTTTGTTCAGTAGATGTAAAATAATTAGTAGTTTGATATAATTTATAATACTTAACAGCAGTTACATAACGCATATATTGGTAATCGTAATCATTTGTTATTTCTGGGAAATAATTTAAACCTGGATAATTTTCTGGTTCAGCAATAAAATGTATGTCTTTAATTAAACCAGACCAATTCTTAACTAATACGACATTATCATTAGTAATATTATTATATGGTGCAATGATATATCGGTCAATTACATATTCATGACTAAAAGAGCCAAATAATTTTCTCTCCATACTATCTAATAAAATAAATTCAGATTGAAGAGTAATCTTACATGTTGGATTTATACTATATGTATAACTACCACTCAAATCATTATCGAGAATTTTGACAAGATCATTTAATTTATATTCTAATCTAAGTTGAGTATTCGACAATGCAATGGTAGGAAGTGATATTCCTGCCTTTTTACTGAACCAAAATATTAATGGAATATATAATTCATAACTACTATTTTTTCTAATTATTACCATTTTATCTAATTGTCGTCTCTGTTCTTCTGTAGAATATAAATGATAATTAATATTAAATACATATTCATTCAACTCTTCCATTAATTGGTCATTAAAGTATAATCTAATAACTGAGAATAATTTATCATATGTTTTAAAACGTGGTTTTTCAATGATATTATTAGTAGTTGTATTATATACAATTTGTTTCATCATATTAGGATTCTGAATAAAAGTTGGATTATAATACAAGTTAGTCAATTTATAATCATAATATCCTATTAAATAAAATCTATTTGCCATACTACTACCATTTAATGGAATATAATTATTAATATTACTATTTGTATAAATATAAATATAATTAGGTGAATCTTGATAAGGTGTATCTCCTGTAAATAATAAATCTTGATAGAATATGATAGATACTACATTTTTAATAATTGTATCTGATAAACTATATGTATAACTCAAACTAGTATCTAATATATTATTTAATGATATAATATAATACTTGTTAGTACCATCATAATATTCATCAAATATTTTACCATTAAAAATAGTCCCATTCATATATAAAGTAATCATATTATCAGTATAGTTGGAACTACCATCTGTAAAACCAATCATTCCAAATCCATTAAGATTAGTAGTATCTGATGTCTTGAGAATATAAAAGTAATTATTAAATTCATTCCCATTACAGTCATATGGTAATATATAGAAATTATTATTAATAGTATATTGATAGGGATAATCTAATGTTATCTTAACTTTCATATTATTATTTGGTATCATAATTACTCCAATTGTAGTTTCTACATAATATTGAGTAAATATAATAGGTCCTATTATATTATCATTCCAATTAAATGTAAGATTAGTTCCATCATATAAAAACGACCCCTTATTTATAACAATGTTATTAATTTTATAATAATATTTACTGCTTGTATTAATAACAAAATCAGAAGGAACTGTAATAGTCATCATATTATCAATAATATTATAATTAGTTATTGTCCAAAAGTTTTTTTGAATAAAACTTAATTTATCAGTAGTATCAGTATATTGTAACAATGTATTTAATGTGAATCGAGTAGTATTTTTCAAATATGTTATTGTCATAGATGTCTTGTATATTGTATTATTAATTGGTTCAAATACATTATTATTAATATCAATATCATTTATAGTAGTATCATATACAAAAATAACTGTACTACTAGTTGATGGTATAATATTATTAAAATAATAAGCATAATCTGCAATTTTTTCTAATTTAGTAATACTATTTGTAAGGTCATGACCAATACGTTTTGTATTAACTACAGTATTCCATCCAGTTGAGCTATTAATTATATTAATAGCATTTGAATTAAAATAAAATTGTATAATATTATTCTGAATAGAATTAACTTTTAAAGGTGTCAATGACATGGAACTATTATTATATTTAAAATCCATTGGAATAATAATATTTTTATCGACTGGTTCATAAGATGATAACCCAGTATTAATAATATTTGAAGATAAATTAATATTATAAATCCCTTGATTCATATTAACAATATTAGTAGGGTTCATCATATTAATAATTATACAATCATAACTATCAAGTGTTGCACCTGTAATATAAAATTCAGGTAATATATTATTATCAATTTGTAACATATAAATATTATTAGGTGTTCGTAGTAATGTTTTATTAGCTACAAAATTATTTAATACTATCATACTATTTAAAAATGTAAGATATGTATTACCATTTATTACTTTAGTTGATATAATTGATACATTATTTCTAATTTCAAAGATATCTGTTGTATTTATTTCTGTCATATTACCCAATTCAATCAAAGATAATGGTACCAATAAATTAATAACATTATTATTAATACTCATAATAGTAAGACTGTAATTTCTAAAATATATACTATCTACTAATGATAAGTTATCAAATGTAATAGCATAAAGATATCCTAAGAAAGTAGAACTATTTACAGTATAACTCTTTTTCTTCTTAACTGTAATAAAATCAGATGATTTAATATTAAGTGGAGAAGTAAATAACAATTCATCTGGATATGTATTAGGATTAGTAATAGTATAATCAGTCATTATATTCTCACCATTTAAAAAATCAATACTATATGTTGCATCTCCTGTAATTTCATTTGTTTTAAAATTAATCTTATATGGATAAAGAGTATTAATAGTTAATTTTTTAATAATTTGTACTGGTTTTAATACAGTATCTTTATATTGTGTTACATTGTTCATATTATATTGACTGTTAAATGTAGAAACAAATTCATTATAATCACTTGTACTATACATACCAAAATAAGATATATCTAAATTAATTAAGTAATTGATACTTGAATAAATATTACTGTTTTTGGTATATCTTAATACAAATGTTTCATTTTGTTGAAAATTTTTATCTAATAATGCTAATTCTTTATTACTCTTATGATTCTCCCAAACTTTATTAATAATAAATTTTAGAGGATTATTATAAGGATATTCAGGTGTACTATTTAATACATTAGTAAAATTAGTTGTAAGTTGAATAAATTGGTCTCCAAGTACACGTAAATATCTTAATAATTGATGAATTGATATCCCAAAATAATTACTATTATTATATGGAATATTTATATTATTAATAAACTGAGATATATTAGTATTTATTTTATTATACTGTTCAGTTGAACGATATACAAGGTTATTTACCGAATCAAATGTATATTCATTACTTATATATATTACAGGTGTTATCATATTATTAAAAATAAGATTATTACCATCAAATAATATATTATTATAACCAGCTCCTTGTAGAAAAGAATTAATATTATTAGTAACATTTAAAAAGAACCATGTATTTCCTAACCAATTTTTAAGATTTGAAAGAATCAGTGGTTCA